GTCACGGACAAGGGGATTAGTTTCACGGAAACTAACTATTTTTGTGCCTCTTGCTTGAGCACTGCTGCAAGCTGTGGGTCTTGTTCTAATAGTATCATTTGTTGAGTGAGATTGCCCGTTTTCCAGGGGTTTACCTGACCTCCACCAGTATTAGATGTTGGACTTGGTTTTGCACCCATACCAGCAGCACTACTTGGTTTGAAATGATGTTCCCAACCACTACCAGGGTTTTTGAGACTACTGAGATAGGTATTGAGATCCTGTTCTACCCCACCATTAAGAACAACGACTTTGCCTTCAGCGTTCTTTTGTAACTTTCCCTGTAACAATGATAGGGTCTGTTCTGCGTTTATCGCTCCAAGATTACTGATAGCTGCCAGTGCTGTTGTTTTTGTAGAAGCAACTTCATTAGAAGTTTTCATCTCTTCTAACTGTTGAGATAAAGTCATTATCTTCTGTTCTCTTTCTTGAGCAGTTTTGTTTGCTTCTTCCCAAAGAGTTTTCCATTGACCCTGATCTTCTAATTCTTTGGTTCGTTTTTCTTCTCTCTGTTTGTAAACTTCGTCTAGTTTGCCCTTAATTCCCTGAAACTTTTCCTGTGCTTCAGCAGCCTCCTTACGAGCAGCAGCTACCTGTGACTCGTACTCTGCTTTAATAGCATCTAGATTTGGGGCTTGCGGTTGTGAAGGAGTGTCAGCCACGGGCTGTTCAGCAGGATTCACAGAATCAGGCTGAATTACTTTTTCTTCGATTGCCATAAATTACTTTTCAATTGATGTTTTTGTAGTAGTTTCAGCTTTGACTGCTTTCTTTGCAGGTTTCTTCGCCTTTTCTGTTGATGCTTCAGAAGCGTGTTCTACAAGTTCCCACTTATAAGATCCATCAGATTGAAGAACCTTGTCCAAAGATTTAGCCATAGTTTTAAAGTACTTATCTAATATTCTAGCAGCTTATTCTGGTTTGACCTCATTAGCGTTAGGCAGCACCTCACCCTGTACAAGAATATCCCTAAACTCCTCTCTATCAATGACCTGTTGATCGAATAGTGATGTTAAGGCTGTAATATCCTGCCCAATCAGTCTTTCGATGTCAAAGTCTCTGCTTATTTTTACTTCTGGCGGTTCGATTCCAACATACTCAGCCGAGAGATTGAAAGCCTTTTGAAGTTTTTGCTCCAGTTCCATAGATACCATTGCGAGCATAGAATTAGTATCTACTCGGTCCAATCTTCTAGCGTCTGCTGATTCGGCTACAAACTTCTGTTGTGATAATGTACTGATTCCTAAAGTAGCCATCTGCATTTGTAGTTCTTTTATTTCGGCTGATTGAGCATCGAAGGCACTGCTGGCTGGTTCTACATAGTAAATTTTATTACCTGGTTGTGTTGCCATTGCGTAATTTACAGATATGGCAAGGTCTTTGGTCTGATCGTCATATCCTTCCATAACTAGCATGGGCTGTGATGCAACGTGCAAACTATGTATTAAGTCTGCCTGTCTCTGGAAGTGTGCAAGATTTAAATATGCGATGTCTAGTAGAGGTGGTTTACTGACTAAATTATCTGTTTTACCAGAATAAATTGTTACTAAAGGTATTTCACCAAGAGAAAAGCTACCAGATTCAACTTGTTTATAATCTTTTTGAGTTGTTGCGACTTCAAATTCACCTACAGAACTGTTGTCAGAAACATCATACATTTCCTCTAGTTGTTCTTTTTTACGGAATACTCTGTATCTACCTGGTTCGATGACCCTGATCTGGTCGAATACCTGTTCTCCAAATTGACCGCTTGGTAGTACTGCTTTTTCAGCCAGTCTCACCTGTATCAAGTTGCCGTAATTGGCTTCTCTATCTAATCGCCAGCCATAAAGATTGGTGGGATCCACTTCGATCCAATATGGTCTGCGGTCTTGTGCTCGTTCTTCTGCCAGGCTTCTTGCTCCTGATGGTGCTGGATAATCTACAAGGATATGACTTTGACCATAGGTTAATGAACACATCAATACTCTTCTTGCGTATTCATCTAAATCTGATTTGCAGCCATCAACGTCCATTTTGAACATTTCTGTCCAGTATGGATCGCCTGTGAGTGTTATAGGTTTGCGAAGAACTAATCCTGTAGCTGCTCTTATCAATCTTTGCGTGAAGGGGCTGAATACTGCTCTGTTTACTCTGGCAAGATAAGCGTCATAATCTTCTCTAGGTTCTAGTGGTAGAAATGCTTCGCTGTTTTGTCTTAGGTAGTCAGTTCCTTCGGTGACAGCTTTCATTATTTCCCACCCTTTCATCATGTCCAGAACTGCTCTGGTTCTGGTGAAAGGACTATCATCTCCTCCTGCTGAAGTAGAGGATATTATGTTTGTTCGTATTGGGCCAGGAACAGCGTAAGTCATGTCAGCACCTCCATCTTCTTAATGCTAATGCTTTTCTAGTGGGTCTGCCTTTACTATCTTTCATTGGGCCTTTAACTCCTTTCATTCTTGCACAAAAACTTTTTCTTCTTGCTGCTCTTTTACCTGTTGGATTCTTTTCTGTTACTGGTGCTTTTAAATTACTACCTGTAGCTCTGTTATATTTTGCCCGTCCTTTAGCAGTCAGTCCTCCCTTCTTGGACTTTTCGCCTCTTCCTACTGATAAACTGACTCCTTTTTTGCGTGGCATTACTTTCCTACTTTAGCTTGTGCCTTCTTATGGGCCTGAGTAAAAGTATCTCCTGCTCTCATGCGTCTTTTCATAAACTCCATGTGTGCAGAACTGTGATGTTCTGAATGTTCTTTCAGTTTGTTCTTTTGACGGGTAGTTAGTTTCATTTCTTTTTCCTCTTTTTCTTTTTGGAGCGTAGTTTTTTAAGATCAGCAGCCGTGATCTTATCTCTCGGAGGAGCAACCGCAGCAAGTTTACGTTGCTTCGGTGAATAAGAGCCTTTAGGCATTATGCAGCGTTGGTAATAGCACCGCTAGTTGTAAAACTAACGCTTACAGTTTCAAGATCACCTGTTGCAGCAGATAAACTAGTGCCTGTGACAATGCCACTAAAACTTACTTTTTTACTTCCAGATGTATCTAAAAATAATTCAAATTGTGCATCTGCTGGATCCTCTGCTGTCAAAACATCAGCTAGTAAATTAGCAGTTTCATTACCACTGGCTGCTGTATATAAAAAGTCGATAGAACCCGATCCAGAAATAAGGCCACCTACGAAAGCTCTTGATGTTGCTCCATGAGCAGTCACGTCTAACGTGTCTTTAGATATGTCCAGTGACCAGCTTGTTGTAGAAACTACTGCCTCTGTTGTTCCAGATCCGTTTTTAAATTTAACAGAACCTTCTTCGCCACGAAAAAATGCCATTGTCCTTAGAAAAAAGAGTATTTAAGATTAGTTTAACTTGTTGTTGACTTTTTTACAGTATCTTTACTGTTATTTCGCATATATTGTTCACATCTGGGATCCCAGAGAGCAGGATTACGCTTTCCTTTCACTTTTTCGATAATATCGAGCATTTCTGGTGTCACTTCAGTCATTTTTTACTCCTTTTAGTAGTTTTTTTACGTCTATGTTGGTATGTTATCTTTTTGCTGCCTGTTTTTTCACGCTTGAAACGTGCTCTTTCGGCACTTGACATTTCAGAAGCAGTCTTAGGTGTCTTACTTGAGACACGTTTACTTGGTCTACAGGCAGGGTAGCCTCGTTTTTCGCCTTTAGAGCGTCCACAAGGTTTGCCAGTTTTGACATCTACCCATTTTTCTTTGAACCAACGGGTAAGACCACCGCTACTTCTTGCCACGTTTCTTTGCCTCGGTGCGATATGTACCGCCACGCTTTTTGTACTCTCGTACTAGCCAAGCGTTTGCGTAAGCAGAAGGGTAAACTTTAAATTTACGTTTGGCCTCTGCCTTTACTCTAGAGTATAACGCTTTGTTAACAGGTACATTCATGTCTCTTCTTGCCTCCCTTTTTCTTTTTCTTCTTTTTCTTGGGTGTGGACATTCCGTAGGCCATAAGCAAAAAGGGTATCTTAATATATTCTAAACGAAGTTTGGCCTAGTGTCTCTGGTTTTGCAAGGTTAAATTGTTGTAGGCAGAGGTAACCGAAAGCATCGAAAGCGTGGTCCACTCCGAGGTTTTTATTAGGCATACCTGTGTTTGGTGCGTATGTCAGGGTGCGGAGAGATTTTATTAATTCTTTGCATCTAGGGTGGATTAGAGTTCTGCGTTCGCCCATTGCGTCATATAATGCAGTGTTTACTGCGGTAATTTTATCTCGTATTTTCCAGGGAGAGCGTGGGGAAGATACTGTGAATCCGCTTTTGCGTAGGATACTGTGGTCCGTTGATCCGACTCCTGATGTTTTTCGGGCTGCACCCGTTGGGTCGGGGCAAGCTATGACTCTGCGTTCCACACCATATCGGTCTACGACTTCTTCTGCGAAATCCCAGGTTGTTGCTCCACCTGTCATTATTATTTCATCGAAGATGTAAAGGATGTCTCGGTGGCGGACAGCACAGATTCCGCAAAGTGGGTCTACGTTAAAATCGACTCCCAGGAGGAGTGGGGCGATGGATATGTCCTCGGCTTCGGTAGAAATGTTGGAATCTGAAAAGGAGACTGCAACGAGACCCGTGAGATTCTCGAAACTTGCCTCGAACTCCTGTTTGAATGTTCTGGTGTCTAGTTGGGATTTTGCTGCTTCGACTTCTTCTGCTGGTACGTTGCCTCCATCTATAGTGGTGAAACTCCAGCGTTTCCAATCACCGCTTTCATCTTCTGGAACGTAACACCATAGATCATAGAACCATGAGGCCGTTCCATCGGGGGTGGATATGAAGAGTGCCCATCCTTGTTTGTCTGCGAGGGCTGGTCTAATAACTTGGAACCAGACATCGGAATCCATGAAGGCTGCTTCGTCAAGTACTACTCCAGCAAGGCTTCGGCCTCGGAGGGTGGTTGCGTTTTCAGTTCCCTTGAGTTCGATTAGCGATCCATTCACCAGTTCTATTTTTAGGTCGGTTTCGTTTTTTGCGTGGATCCATTGGGGTGGGATGAGTTTTTTAATTTCTTTCCAGGCGATGTCTTTTGCCATGCGGTAGGTGGGGGCACAGTAGAAATAGGTTTCGCCAGGGCGGTCTATTGCAGCTTTGAGGAGTTCGATGCAGGATAAATAGGATTTTCCGAATCTTCTGCCAGCGACCAGGACTCTAAATCGGTTCTTTGCGTTGAACACCTCCCCCTGTGCCCAACGAAGTGATAGTTTTTCAGGTGCGTTTACGCTCATGTACTACATAATAGCTTCAATTTTGACAAAAATCCCTGTTTTTATCGACTAAATGGTGTTTTTGGGGTTATTATTCAAGTATATGTAGCATTTTAGTCCGTGACTGATTCTATTCTTCGTACCCCGAGTGGGCAATTTACATCTGAAAAGGCTTTAGCAGAAGGCAGAGTATGTGGAAAGAGAAATCCTGCCATTGTTGTAGAGGCCAGGAGGCAAAAGTTATACAAAAGACAGCTTGAGGGGTTGACTGTGAGACAGTTGGTTTTAGATCACGCATCCAAAGAGGGTATTGGGGTGGAGACTGCTTGGCAGGATTGGAAACAGGTTAAAAAATGGAACGAGGAGGATTGGGATAAAGATAGAGAAAAGATGATTTCACGACTCCAGGGAATGAGGATGAGGTTGTTTAATCAGGCTATGAAGAGAGGGCAGTATCAGACTGCTGCACAAGTATTGGATTCGCTCGGTAAAGTACTAGGGGAGAGTCAGGAGACAATTAATCTAAACACTCCACAATTATCAATTCAGGTAGAAGCGAAGCAAAAATAGTATTATTTCGTGATTTATCAGTAGGTTCAGGGGTATAACATTTATTTTTAAAATTTTTGCAACACTGCCCCGTGTGCTTGCTGGCTGGTTTGCTTGTTGGATTGTGTGCCTGCTGGATTACATGGAATAATCGCAATAAAAAAAGCTCACATAATATTGCGAGCTAGTTGTATTGTACGCACTGATTAATTTATCCTAGAAATTTTTTTGCACAATAGTCGTTGTTGATTGTTGGATCCTGTAAACATTCTCTATACAGTGGGCTGTCTGTAAGTTGTCCTGCAAGAATAAATCCTGCAATAAAAATTATTACGGGTGCAGCTCCTCGAAATAAAAATTTTTTCGGGGTGGCTGCTGTATTGTAATTAATACGGGTTTGATCTGGTTGCGTGTTCATGGGTTTACTATGGGTTAAGGAATAATGATAATTAATTTTCATTTGGTTTATCTTTTAAATATTCTTTGGTTATATTTACCATTTTTTCTATTAATTCGACAGTGCAACAACTACCAAATTTTTTTAACTCTTCTTCTGTTAGTTGTTCTTTTATTTGTTCGTGCGGAAACTTCCAGTGATATTTAGTGTATTGATTTTGTATTGAGTTTGTAAACTCTCCGATTTTTTCAATTTGGTGTTTTTCGCTTTGTATTTCATCTATTAATAACCTGTATCTACTTTGAATATTTGGTCTGAATTTTTTGCCCCACTGTTCATAACTTTTATAAATTCTTTTTAATTCGTCCTCAAAGTTTATTAACTTTGTGTATTCATTATCAACTAAATGATTAAGAAAATTAAAATCATCTTTGTCTAGGTTTCTTTCTAAACTTTTTAATTCGTCAGAATTTAAGTTTAGGTTTTTGTCTTTAATGTTTGCTTGTGAATTTGTTCTGTCCATTTGTTTAGTAATGATTAATAGTATTTTTTAAAAAGATGTAAAGAAGTGTAGTTACACAAATAAAAATAATAAAACTTTCCATGTGTTAGTCCTGGTTTAAGTTGGTTTAATATTCGTTTGGGTAATAAACTGTTGTATAACAATAGTCATAACAATCATGTATTATATTTTGCTGATGTTGATAATATCCGCTTGTTGTTATCCAGATAATTTTATTGCTTTTTAATTTATAAATTGATTGTATTCTGTCTCCGTTTTTGTGCTTTCTTGTATATTCATTACTTTTAACATCCTCTTTGTATAGTTCGTTTAACAATCCGTAATCATAACTAATATGTCTTTTTAATAATTGGATAATTTCTTTTATGTTGTTTTCATAATCCTTTTTAATGTAAGAATCAATACCAGCAGTAAATACAATACATCCGAACTCAGGCGGTAGATTTTTTCTAAAGGTTATTAATTCTTCATTCAATTTAATAGCTTTTTGTGTTGGTGTTTCCATAAGTTTAAGTTCCTCAAAATTTGGGTAGTTTTGGATTTGGCGTGTTGCCTACTCTATTTTAACAAATATTTTTTAATAAACTAGTACAATAATAAGTAATTTTACTAATTCTCATAGTGTCTTATGCTTGAGATTACCTCTTAAAATCCTAGTATTTGCAGTACCTTTATAAAAAAGAAGTGAGATTGCTATAATTTCAAATGTGATAATGTAGTAACACACATAAAAAATTTTAAATCATTAAAAATTTGCATAAAAAAAGATCAGGTTTTTAAGTTCCTGATCTAGTTTTAATTAAACTTTTGTTAGTTGTTTTTTAAGATATTTTAAAAAATCTGTTTCACTAAATAAAGCATAATGATTATCAGATATTTTATAAAAATATTTTTGACTAGATAATTTTACTTTTACTTTTATCTTATTGCTAGACATAACTCCTTGCTCCTATCAATAATTGTTTTACCTTTACCATATAAATTTGATTCGGTTCTTATTCTTGAAGCTTCACTAGGACATTTAATATTTTTGCTCTGTTGCTGATTACAATAATAATTAGTAATTGCATTGTGCAAACTATATTGCGTAAGTCCGTTTTTATCTGCTTCAACTTTTAAGTTATTTAATATTTTTTCTGTTTGAACTAAGTCATAAACATTTTTCTCTCTTTGCTCTTTAGTTCTTCTATTTAAAATAACTATTTTATTTTTATATTCATTTTCAAATAATTTTTTTAATGTCTCCTTTGCTTGTTGTTCTGTTATTTCTGATCTTGCCATTAATTTAAAAGTTTCTATATCTTCTTTAAAAGTATGTTTATTAAAATCAATAACTTCTGGTAATCGTTCCACTAAATAAGGAATACTTGCAGTATGTTTAAAACTCATGTTTTGAGATTGTTTTACTTGATTCATTTGGTTAAAACAGAACATACGAAAATCTAGCAATGCAAGAGTAAATCCAACCGAACTGTCCATTGACGTTATAAAAGTACACCTTCTTTTTATTGGATCATTTTTTAAAACATCACCAATACATCCTTTTATATAAGTATTAATTACAAATCTTTTAGAATCAATATTCATAATACTTTCTATTGCTAGATGTTCCCTTACTGATTCAATAACTTTTTTTATTGTTTCTAATTGTAGGATTGTATAACTATTTTTTGGGATGTTTAAAAGTTGGCCTGTTTTATTGTTTATGATTCCTTGATATTCTGTTGTTTCTATTAATTCATCTTTGTGATTTTTATAAAATATTTTTGTTGGCTTGGCTTTAAAATCGAGTCCATTATCTGCCCATATTTGTTCTAATTGTGCATCAGGTGCAATAACTTTACTTCCTTTGTAGGTAGTTTCGTTATTGGTTAAATTCTGCCATCCTTGAGAATTAGAAATAATTTTCTTTTCTTCTGTTGGCTTTTCGTTGTATAGCTTGTTTAAGCTATTGATGATTAATTGATTTTCCATTTAAAATTTAGATGATTTTGAAATTTAGAAATTAACACTATTTATAGTGTCCTCTGTATTCTACTTAAATATTATTTTAATAGTTGATATTGTTTTTAAATCTATACTTATATTAATACTAAACTAAGTATTTATACTCACAGTGTCCAGTGCTGTGGAAAACCACACTGTCCTGTGGAAAACTTTTTTTCAAAAAATTTCGGAAAAAAATTTTTTCGCATAATCCTACATACTTTTTATTTTTCCAGTGAGGTCAGCAGAAGTCAGCAAAATTTTTATAAAAAACTGTACTATGAATGGCGATTTTACACTTTTTAAAACTAGGCATACGATCCACTATGAATGGCGATTTTTAAAAATTCTGAGAATTATCAGTAAGAATAAATAAATGAGAATTTACTATTTACAATATACTACAATAGTATTATAATAGAACTGTTCACTAAATCACCTAAATTTATGGGCTTAGATATGTACTTTCGAGGTACTAAAACATTCGGGATTTATCCCCAAAATCAGTATAAACCTCCCTTCGAGAAAACTTTTGAATTTACAAGTTTACTCAATAATCATGGACTTGAAAACGCTCCAATAGATTACGATACTTCTTGGTCGTGCTATTCTGTGCAATTCCCTTTAATGTATTGGAGAAAATCGAACCAGATACACCAGTGGTTTGTTAATAACGTACAGGGTGGCGTGGATAACTGTGCGGAGTACTCAGTTTCCTTAGATCAATTGAAACTACTTAGTAAAACTATCGAACCAGCTTTAGTGTCTACTGCATCAGCCAGTGAGTTACTTCCTACTTCTGAAGGTTTCTTTTTCGGTTCTCAAGAATATGATAAATATTACTTCGAGGATTTAAAGAATACCAAAACCCAAATAGATAAGATCATAGCGTACCAGACATCAGCCGAAAATGCTCAAAAGTGTAGATGGCTCAATTTAAAAACCCATAATGGCACAATGTCCAATCAGGAATTTAATGAAAAGTTCCCAAAATTATCGAAGGATATTCCTTTTGATGATTTTTACTATCAATCCAGTTGGTAATGGACAAGCATCAAATATATATCGCACTGGACAATATGAACAGATTCGGGGGAAGTTTTGTCACTTCCCTCGCATTTTGCTATTCAAAAGCCGATCCAGATAATCAAACCATACTATTTAATGCGTTTGAAGCCACCTTTACTAAATACGCTAACTTTAAAAATGAAAATTAAACCTTACTATGTACTGCTTAAGTACAATATGAAACATCCTGAAAATAAGTATCGTACCAACCAGTACGATATATGGAAGGAGTATTGGGATGATTACATATTTGACAGCATCCTGTACGAAGTAATCGACTTTTTTGATTCACTTAAAGACGCTAGACAACGTATGAAGGAGTTGAAAAGTGGATAAAGAAACTGCCGAAGCCTTTATCTATAAATGTCTAGTGGACAACGAAAAGAAAACCGATCCAAAAGATAAACTTTCTCGGAAGGATATTGTGGACATTCTTACAGTAGATCATGGTATTCCCGTGCCTACTGCGTATAGATACTATAAGGATCAGTCAAATCTTTATAAATGGGAACTGGCTAAACCCGATCCAGATAAGCAACTTAAAGATAGTAAAGATGAAATACTTTCAAATGTACTGGACTGTGCGAATGATTTTCTCACTGATGGTAAAACTTTAGAGTATTGCAAGACTATCGAAATTTACTCAAAACTATCAGTGAGGTTTAAAAAAGTATGAAAACTAACTACAAAATCTACCCACGATCCAAGGTAGAGAAATTAGTAACTGACTTTATCGAAGAGCATAAAATATATGCTCAATATGGTAAAGATTACGAAGGATTATTTAATGTTCAATTTTTAGTGGAGGAAGAAAATGATTTCTAAACAACACTTAGCAATAGGAACTCTTAATACAGTTATTACTAGATGGGAAGAGACATACCCCATGCTTTGCGAACATCCTAATTTAAAAAAGGATTTAACTTACATAAGAGATTTACTTCAAGATAAATACTTAAGAAAATTAAAAATCGCTGAATGTCACATGTATCATCTTCTTGAAGCAGTAGCGTATGAAGCTAACTTAGCAAATGATCTAGAAAAGATTCAAAAAGCTATTCAAGATATTGGTAGTGACTTAGTACACCAAGCGGCTATAACAAGTGCGACTTTGTTGGATTCATTTGGTAATGAAGAACTTGAAGAAAGAGATCTTGAAATCATGCAAGATTGTGTAACTAGATTAGAAAATTACTTAGACCCTTACGTTCCAAAGGAGGAGGGAACAAATGTCTGAAGTATTGCAAGCACTAAAAGAAACAAAAGAAATTGTTGATCGTTTATTAAGTCAATATCCTATTGGTTCTACTAGTAGAAGAATTGAACTGAATAATGATTTAAAAGGTATAAAAGATCAAATAACAATTATAGAAAGTTTTTTAGAACCTTTTACTGTTGCTGAATTAGAAAGTATGGAGAAAGAGAATGATTGATTCATTTTTACACGAACATCAATCTGCAATAGATAGCCAGATTGAAGAAAAAGCAATTAAGGATTTGCAGGATGGGGGTATATATCCCGATCCAGATAACATGGAGGACTGTGAAGAGATGGAGGAGGAGTACGATCCAACACCTTATTATCTTTATGATGATACTTTTGGGGAACGTCCTATTTCCCCAGAGGAAAGGCATAGAGCATCTTTTGAGCAAAAATTAAGGGATAAAGGATAATGAGTAATTTACAGAATGATGCCCTACTCGAATCCATACACGATACTGTGTGGGAAGAATATCGAGTAAAAAATAATCTTACGGAAGATCAACTAAACGAACTATGTTGGCAACATGAAGAAGGCACACTTCCATATATTTTAAAAGAAACTAACAAACGATTTGAGGATTTATGCCAATGACTAACGATCCAAATAGTAACCATTTAGTTACTTTATTTAAAGATGCTCATTCAAGATCTTTAGATAATATTTGTACTCACCCTTTAGATGCTGAAGCTATTGAAAATTTAGCTGAAGATTTAGGGTATGATATTTTAGCTGAGATACTTAGAGAAAATAGATTAGACAACAGCTAACTCTTTGAGTTGTTTGTTGTAACGATCCACTCTATTTAGAAAATCGTATTTTGCTCCTGACAGTTCTAAGCTGTTCAGGAGTTTTATTTGTGGTTTGCCACTTCTGCGAGCTACCACAACTGCACCGTATTTTGGTTTTATGCCTGTGAGACTTTCGAGGCCGATACTATACGCTCCAAGCTGATGGCAGAATTGTTCTATCATGTCGTCTGACCTAGCTTCTTTAGCTGTTTTCCAATCTACTATGAATGGCCCGTCTCCATCAATATCCAGTAGGGCATCTGCTGTGCCAGCAAATCCATAGCCTTTTTTATATACGCTAAATTCTACGGCATGAATGGCCGTTACACGATCCAGGATGAATGATCGTAGACCTCTTGCGTAGCCTGACGCACTCCAGCTAACACGAGGTGCGGATTCGGCTGCTTTTTGTAAGCCCCATTGCGTGACTTTTTTCGGACAGCGTTCCAATCCATCCGATCCAGTCCTCCATATTCCACGTTTGTTTGCATTTTGCCTTGCAAATTTGGCTGCCA